CAAGTCAAACCATCTACCAACTACAAACCGTTCTGCTGTAACTGGTGAGAACAACACATACCACGCTAACTACACAGACAGCGTTGGACTTGTCTTCAACAAGCAAGCTGTTGGTACAGTTAAGTTGATGGACTTGAAGATGGAACAGACAGGATCAGACGTACATGCTTTATGGCAAGGTACATTCATGGTCGGATCTATGGCTCATGGTACTGGAGTTCTACGTCCAGACTGTGCTATCGAAATCTACTGGGCAACCAGCTAATTACCGTGGGGGCTATATGCCCCCTCTTTTCTTATGGGTCTTAACCTCACATCAGAGCTAGAAGGAGTTAATAAGGTTTTAAGAATGATGGGTGAAGCACCTGTCAACAGTCTTGAAAGCCAATTCGGTCTAGCAAAACAAGCACACGATTCTCTTCGTGAAGCTAGTCGTGCCATTCAATCTGAAGGATGGTCTTTTAATACAGACTTTGAAAAAACTTTAAACAGAACTCCAGGTACTAATGAAATAGATCTAAGTTCTGACATCAGTAGGGTTGTCGTAGATCCTTACACTTACCCTGACTATGACGTAACCCAAAGAGGATTAAAGTTATACGACAGAAAGAATAATACCTCTGTCTTTACTGAAGATTTAAAAGCAGATGTAAGTTATATCCTTAGCTGGACTGACTTACCTGAACACGCACGTCAATACATAATGACAAGGGCAGGAAGACAGTTACAAGAATCTATTATTGGAAGCACAGAGTTAGGTCAGATTAATATCACTGCTGAGATGGAAGCGAAGGCACACTTCCTTGAGGAAGAAACAACTAAGAGTCAGCACAATATGATTCGTGGTAATCCTAATCACACTGGAGTCTTTCAAACTTACCAACCTAGTAATACCGTTCTTAGGTAGCCATGCCTTTAGTCAGTTCTGCTATTCCTAATTTAATTAATGGGATAAGCCAACAGCCACCAGCATTAAGACTGGCTTCACAAGCTGAATCAGTTATCAACTGTATGCCTAGCCCAGTGGAAGGGCTAAAGAAAAGACCTCCAAGTGCACACGTTAAACAATTAACAAGTAGTACTCTTGGATCTAACAGACCTTTCATTCATTTGGTTGATAGAGATGGAGTAATCCAGTACTTAGTTATCATCCAAGATGGAGACTTAAAAGTATTTAACTTAGATGGAACAGAGGCAACAGTTAGTTTCCCTGATGGCAAAGGATATTTAGATATAGCAAACACAAGTGAACCTTCTTCTCAATTTAGAGTTGCGTCAGTTGCTGACTATACCTTCATTGCGAATAGAGAGAAGACAGTCTCAATGGCTAATACAACTTCTCCTAAGAATCTAGGGATAACTAATATCGCTTCAATGGTTTTCGTTAAGGCTGCTAACTATGACACGACATACGAAATACAAATCAACGGAACTAATGGTTCTTCTTTACTGTCTAACAGTGATGGAAAGATTGAATATAAAACAGATCCTGCTGTCGGAAGAGAGATCTCAGGATCTTATGCTCAAGGTTCTGCCAACAATCCAGACGAAACAGTTAATGTTCTAGCTACTGGGCATGGGCTGTCTACTGGGGATAAGGTAAGAATGACCTTCCCTGCTGGTAGTTCTGCAAACGTAGGATTAGGTGTGGCTGGTACTTATACAATCACAGTTACAGATGCAAATAACTTTAACTACACATCAGCGTCATCCCAGATAACAGGTGGCAACTGCACTGCCACTCATTCAAAACCTTTATCAACAATAGATATTGCTACCCAGTTAAAAGCATTACTTGTTGCTGATAGCAATGCCAACTCAGCTTTTGATTTCGAGCAGAATGATTACATCATCAATATAAAAAGAAAGGATGGAGGTAGTGCTACTACTGATTACCTGTTAACTGCAACAGATACCAAGACAGGAGAAGACCTAGTTGCTATCAAATCTTCTGTCGATGGAATGGATGATCTTCCTACTGTTAGTAAGCATGGGTTCATCATTAAAGTACAAGGATCTAAAGCAACAGCCTTTGATGATTACTACGTTAAATTTATAACAGATGTCGGTAGTGGCTTTGGCCCTGGTCAATGGAAAGAATCTGTAGGGCCAGGCATAACCTTTGAGATAGATTCAACAACAATGCCTCATACCTTGGTGCGTAATGCCAATGGTACTTTCACGTTTGGAAAATTTACATGGTCAGCAAGGGTTGCAGGAGATGAAACCACTGCACCTAATCCAACCTTTATTGATAGGCAAATACAAAACATAGATTTATTTAGAAACAGACTTGTCTTCCTTGCAGATGAAAACGTAATCCTGTCTGCTGCTGATAGTTATGACAGGTTCTGGCCTGAAACAGTTCAAACTGTTGTAGACAGTGATCCTGTTGACTTAAGTACTGGTGGTAAATCTATTAACTTCTTAGTCTCAAGTGTAGGTTTTGCTAACACTCTTCTTCTCTTCAGTCGTCACGGTCAATTCCGTCTTGACTCAGGATTAAATATTGGATCAAGCTTAACTCCCAAGACTGCAACCATTACAGCTATCACTACCTTTGACATGGCTAGTGCTGTAGACCCTGTTGCTGTTGGTCGTAATATCTATTTCCCTATACCAAAAGGAACAAGCTTTAGTGGTGTTAGAGAGTTCTTCCTGCCTGATGCAAGTGGTGCTATTCCTTTATCTGAAGAAGTAACAGCCAGTGTTCCTAGATTTATACCAGGTAATTTATCAACACTTGTCGCTTCTGTTGCAGAAGAAGCACTAGCTCTTATTAGTAAAGACCAACCCAAGCGTATCTATATCTATAAGTTCTTCTTTGAAGATGACACCAAACTTCAATCTGCATGGTCTTACTGGGAAGTAAAAGGATCAAAGACAATCCTTGGTGCAGATATTATTGGCAGTGATTTATATGTTGTCGTTGAATATAGTGATGGTGCTTACTTAGAAAAGATTGCACTAAGACCAGAGAACATTGACCCAGAAACTGTTAACACAGCAGGAACAAAGCTAGAAATATTATTAGATAGAAAGACGACAGAAGCTAGTTGCTCTACTACTCTTATCAACTCAGGTGCATTAGGGGTACAAACAGTTATCACTCTTCCTTACCCCATCGCAACAACAGGCGTAATGGCAGTGGTAGGAAGATATGACGCAAATAATACGATTAGTCATGGTCAAGTTATACGACCTCTTAGTGAATCTCAGACAGGAGGAGCAGGTGGTCACGGCACAATGACAGTGCCTGGTGATTTAAGTAGTGCAAAGTTCTATGTCGGAGAGTTATATGACATGAACTACGAGTTCAGTACTCCCTATGTAAAAGAACAAAAGACAGGTGGAGGTGTTTCTATTGCTGCTGGCCCTAAGTTACAAATGAGAACTTGGAGTTTAATCTTTGATAAGACCTCTGCATTTGAATTAAAGATTACTCCAACAGGTAGAGATGCTAGCTCTTATCCGTATAACGGAATCATCCTTGGACAAGCACCACCGCTAATAGGAAACCCATCATTACAGACAGGATCTTTCCGTGTTCCCGTGATGGCAAGTAATATAGATACTAAGATTGAAATTATTAGCAGCAGCCCTCTACCTTGCAGAGTTCAATCGGCGGAATGGGAAGGTTTCTACCACACCAGAGCCAGAAGACAGTAACCGCATACCAAAGAGCAACAGTTCTTCAGGATGTCAGATACGTTGCAGATCACATGCGACAGGAGGATGCTGCTGAATGTCAGGCACAGTCAGGAAGTTCACCACCTGAAAGCTTGCTTTACTGTTATTTAAATAGTAAACCTTGTATGACCATGATTAGTAGACATGGCTATCCAATGGGTATGTGGGGTGTAATTCGTGAGTCAAAAACATCTGGTCGTATATGGATGTTAGGGTGTCAATCAATGTTGGATGATGAAAGAGATAAGCGAACTTTTCTACGACAATCTAAACTAGAACTTATAAAGGTTCTTGAGCAGTATCCAGTGTTATTTAATGTAGTTGATGCAAGAAATGAAATTCATGTACGCTGGTTACAATGGATGGGATTTACATTTATACAAAAGCATCCAGAATGGGGGCCAGAAGGTCGTCTGTTCTATGAGTTCGTGAGGATTTAATTATGTGTGGCCCTGTTCCAATAGTGATGAGTGTTCTGTCAGCAGGACTTTCAATAATGCAGCAGACCGCAGCGACTAGAGCACAAAATGCACAGATAGATTTCCAGAACCAAGTAGCACAGCAGGAGTTTGAATACAATACACTTCAAACCCAATCAGCGAGAACAAATGAAGAACAACAAAGACAACTACAAGAAGACTTAATTGAGCAGAATACTTTTCTTGCTAATAATGCTTATGAAAATGATATAGCACAACTAAATCTACAATTAATACAAGAGCAAGCAGCCGCAGGACAAGAAAGGAGAGAAGCACATAAAAGATTTTTGCAAGGTAAAGGTGAAGTAATAGCGGCTGGTCGTGGTGGTAATTCTGTTAATAATTTAATTGCTGAATGGAGGCGACAACAAGCACAATTTGACTACATAACAAATAGGAACCTAGCCTTTACTGGTCAACAAATACAACAACGGAAGAAAGGAGCAGGTGCAGATAGGGCTAGTCGAATTGCAAGTCAACAACCATACTTAGAACGAACGATATTAGATCCTATGAAACCTATAAAACGAG